GTATTAGTAACACCAGCAGCACCAGTAGCGGTGAGGATGGGGTCAGTACCAAAGGCTTGTACAGTACCAGAGAAGTAGATACCAGCAGCACCATTACTAGCACCTTGTGCAGCAAGGATGTTTGCTTGTACCACGCTTTCGCCAACACCTGAGGCAGCGACGCCGGTAGCAGCAGTTGCAGTACCAGTGTTACGACCAAAGGAAATGATCTGGCCGCTAGGTGCATACACACCGGAAGCAACACGACCATCACCCCAGCCAGAGGCTACGGAGATAGCGGTACGATACACATAAGCGCCTTGGGCGGAGCTACCAGAGATCACCATACCAGTGATGTCGGTACGGGTGTCGTCCTGCCGATAAGGGGAAGGAACGATGACACTCATGTAGGTGCCACTGGCAGTAGCTGAACCAGAAGCCCAGGTCACGGGAACGTAACCACGTTGCTGGAAGTAGCGATAACCAGGGGTTGCCAGCACCGAAGTGGGGCCACCCTTGGAGTAATCGTTGGTGTTATCGGCGGTTACGTCGATATTTTTGTACCAGCCGTTAAGGGCATTACTCCAGTTGCCTGGGTAGATTTTTTTGGCGGACAAGTAGGTCATTTATTTCTCCTATGAAAGGTATAAGTTATCAGATAGTGCCGTCGTCGGACACGAAGCTGTAAGCAGTGGTAATAAAGTCCTTGTTCAGGATTTCAAAACCAGCATACAGTTGCCAGATCAAGATGATGAAACGGCTGAAGTCATCGTTGTTGTTGATGAGCACCTGAGCGTTGGGACCGCCGATACCGACGCCAACTGCCTGGGGACCAAAGAAGTAACCTTGAGCGGCTTCTTGAGAAGTAAAGGTGGAACCAGTGTCAAAAGAAGTGCTGATGCTCTTGGTCGGGAAGTTGGTCGATTCGAAGAACTTAACGCCTTCAAACTGCACACCAGTGGGCATAACGGGTTCGCCAGCAAGGAAATAACCTTGGCCAGCTTGGGGACCCATGTAGAAGCTGGAGTTGTTGGGCATACCGGGGTTGCCCATGTACATCCCTTGACCAGGATTGCCAGCATAGCGAGCAATTTCACGGAAGTCAGGATCACGACGCAGGTGCATCATGAACGTGGGATCGCAAATGCAACGATACAGACCATCGGAGTAGGTCGGCACGTTGCGCTTACGCAGGTCCTTAACGACGTTCAGAAGGTCGGTACGAACTTGGAACTGCTGAACGTTAGCGGTGTACTCAGCAGTGGTATAAGAGATAGAGCCGTTAGAGGCTTTAGTCTTGCCACCAGCGAAGTAGTAACCGCCCTGGGTGGTGCTAGCTTGGCCATTGGCTTCAGCTTTGGCCAGTTCGTCAATAAAGACGCGGTCACGCCACCGGCGATAGTCATCAAGCAGCGTCAAGCTACCGATGGACTGGTGGAACATGTTGAGGTTGCCAGTGTCCAGCAGCATGCGCTGGGCAGTGATCAGAGTCTCACGGGCAATCTTAAAGGTTGAAGGCTGGGTCGGATCGCCGGGGTCCGCAGGGCCGGTGTATTCCTTAAGCACCACCAGGACTTTCTCCTTGGTGATGTTACGGCTGTTGGCAGTACCGATGGTTTGGTCGGCAATGCGCTCACGGCTGTCCTTGGTACCAGGAGTACCCCAGAACTTATAGCGGTCTAGCTGAACGGTTTGGCCAGGCTGGCGAGTAAAGTCGTGGACGACCACGGGCTCAACTGCCATTTCCGCGATGTATGCAGGGTGGGGACGATAGAGTTCCGCACCAAGAATCTTAGGGAAATCGTTATCAAGAAACACTTTGTTTTATCCTCCAGTGTCGCAGGACTGTAGTTTGTCAGGTGAAAGATTCAGACATAACAATGTCTTATCTACTTTAAATTTTAGCAGCCAATAATTTTACTTATTAGCCGCTAAAATTATCTATTCAATTACTCCATTACAAACAGTTTGTTTGCAACAACTTGGGGCTGGGCTTGATTCAAAACACGCCAGGCATTCTGGGGATCACGCGCCATGATTTCGTTGAAACCGCCCCAAAAGTTTTCAGGCTGTTGGGGAGCATCAGCAGAAGGAGGCGCAGGGAAATTGCCGATGTTAGCCATGGCAGGCTGAGTCGGGTAACCAGGACGCTCAAGTTCAGCAGTGTTTTCGTACACAGGATACGGACCTTCAGGACCAAAGAACCGCAGCGTGTAATCGCTGAGGGTATCAGGGTTGGTCAGGATCTCGTTGTAAGCCAGGTTTTCTTGGTGCTCGTTGACCGCGAAGTTGGCATAACCATGCAAGGTAGCAGTGGCTTCGTTGCCCCAAGAGACAGCACTGTCTAGCATCCCTTCAAGTTGAAGGGCATAGTTATTTAGGACGGCGGGCGCTTCGATTCCGAACGCGTCCATTACTTGGCGGCTTTCCTGCCCCATCCCCACCAGGTCCGCGATTTGCTCCAAGGAAGGAGCTGACGAGGTTTGGGAATAGTTGGGCGATAAGCCCTGGCTGGGATACGAGGTCTGCATCCCCAATTGTGGCGAAGCTTGGGGGCTGCTGGGAACCCCAAAGTTGGCCGGGGCGTATTGAGTCGTCGGTGTCGACGATTGACCCTGGAAGGGGGATTGGACTGGAGCGCTCAGTAGGTTGACCACCTTGTTGAACGCCGATTCCCATGGGTTGCCGCTCGGTGCTTCCTGAGAAGGCGCCGAGTAGTTCGGTTGGGATTGGGGGGCGTACTGAGTAGGGGCGTATTGGTAGCTGGGGGTCGCCTGAGGTACCGCTTGGGGGTAGCTCGTACCCACTTGATAAGCCTGTGGCCCCGGCGCTTGCTGATAGCTGGGGGCTTGGGCCGCCACCGCTTGCGTCGGAGTCGGAGCCGCCATCACGTAGCTGCTTGGTGCTACTGACGGTGCTTGGCTCATCTGTGGGATCGATTGGACGGTAGCGTCCTGCATAGCTCATCTCCTTTTGTAATGCTTCTAGGGTTCGATACAGATACGGTGTTAGATCCAGCCTTGGATCCGCAGCCATCGGAAGATCCGGTGACTCCGGGTGGGGGGTCTGCATCATTCCACCCACTAGGCGAGCAAATTGAGAAAATGCATTCTGCAATTCACCAACCATCCTGAACGGGAAACCGCTTAACATAGCGGCTCGCTCCTCATCCGTTTTTGACGGAAAGAGAAACTTCAGTGCTTCAATGCTATCAACACCTAACTCCTGAAGGTTTCTTACAACAATAGAGTTGTTCAAAACGTCCTGCGTAGATTCCTCATACACAGGACCAGTCCAACGCCAAAGAACTGTAAGATCGCCATCAGGAATTAACCCTGTGACCCCTGGAGGAACAATTTTGGTTTCCATGCAGGCCATCATGACTTGTTTAACTTTTTCGTCAAACCCAGTCATAGCAGCCTTGTATGCCTGATTTTCCTCCAGGGGAGCGTCCTCAGGTGGCTCCACAGGTTCCTCAAAACCTGCAGCATGCGCTAATGACGCCCTAAACAATCTTTCTTCCTGGAAGATAATCAGCTCAAGACAACGTGAAATCCCGTAAGTATAAATAGCTGTAGCTTTTTTCTTTGATGTTGCGGCAACACGACCAAATAATGATTTGTATTCAGTTGCTGTTACGCCTGCTGAAATAGAAAGTTCATCAATACCGCCAAGAGCAGTTCTAATTTCTTCTCGATAGGTACGCGCAAATGCGTTTTGGTCACCAGTGATAGCATCTGGAACAATGTAGCCAACCCGATCATTTGGCTCCAGGTTTGCGATGACTCGCGGCACACGAATCTGCCCATCTACGCTGCTGCGTCCAATAGGATCAGATTTAAACGTAGATCGGCTCAGTGCTCCCAAGCCGCCAAAACCTGAGTTTGCTGCAATAGAAGGACGTTGAATTGCGGAGTCTGATCCTGACTCCATTAAGTCGGTCTTAGGCCTGGAAGAAAGAAGTGTTGGGTTACCAAAGAACTGAACGTTTTTCCGCATTGTGCGGACCAATTCATCATGCGTTGTAATGTGTGATGCAAAAGCGTCAAACTCACCCGTGCCTTCCGTAGAGAAACCCTTTGGATTGTTAAAGATTTCTACGCAGGGAATGAAGCCGAGAGTGTTGTCAAACTTTTTTGTTTTGTTAAGGGCTGTATAGTTGGGCATATCAAAAGACATTTCGCTTTCTGAATGCGTTTCTTCAATAGTTCGACGCTTAATCGAAAGCCTGATGTAACGCTTGGCTCCTTGAGCACCAAGAGTTTGCGTGCCTGTGATATTGCTTACTGCAATGTTGTCACCAAAACCATTGCCTTTTTTAACTTTGTAGCTATAAATGATTACGACTTCATCAAGCTGGCCATCAACGTTGTAATAGCTGCGATATTCATGGTTGCGAAAATAGTACAAACGATAGTTGGATTGAGTAGGACGAATGTAAAAAATACCTTTTCCATCGCAAAGAAAATAATCCCAAATAGAATCAAGCCTGGCATCTAACTGGTTGTATTTAATCACTCGATCCAGGAAGTCTTTGCGTTGGTTGCCAAAGTTATCCTGGGACGGAAAAAATTCAACACCCTGGCGGATGCCAAACATTTTCATCTGAGATAAGTGAGACCCAACGATCATGGTATCGACATGCGCCG